CCTGAATGGGCTTGCTTACTTAGAAAGCAATCGGAACCCACAGGCCGGGAACAAGACAAGTACTGCTAAAGGCGCCTTCCAGTTCCTAGACGGGACTGCGAGAGAGGCTGCCCAGAAGTATGGCATCATCAACACACAGTCAGGTACCCTTGAAGACCAAACAAAAGCTACTGAACAGTACATCCGAGCTATCAATCCGAAAGCGGCGCAAGCTCTGGATGCTGGAGATGTTAATGCAGCGATCCCCCTCCTTAAAGGCACGTGGCCTAGTCTGCCGGGAGGAAGCCAGCCCCAGAATGCCGCCCGCTACGGCCAGTTCCAGACCCTTTTAGGACAGAACGTAGACATGCCTAATTCCGACATTGGTCCGAACACGCTTGCTCTGCTACAGCAGAACCAAGCCCAAAGTGCGCAGCCTCCGTCGGGAGCCAGTGATTGGGGTAACCCATTGATCCAGGCTGGCGCGGCGCTGATGGCGATCAACAACCCTCAGGGTGCTGCTGCACTGTCTACGTTGTCCAACCAGAACCTCAAAAATCTCAACGAGCAGAGACAGCTTCAGCAGAACAACCTCCAGACGATTACCCTGCCCAATGGCGACGTAGTCCAGGTGGACAAGTCCTCAGGCAGGCTGATCAACACCGGTGTCAACGGCGGCGTGAAGCAGCATGTCACCAGGACGAACTTCCTCGGTGATACGGAGATCGGTGCGTTTGACCCGAAGACCGGTAAGACCGAGTGGAGTGATCCGGATAAGACTGCGGCTTTGACCGAGGATACTTTCCAGAAAATCATGGATGCCCGGAACGCTCAGGACCCTAACCGTCCTTTGAAGGAGCGGCGGGAGGAGCTTATCAAGATGGCCCCAGCGAGCATGCAGGACTACGTCCGCGCTCGTATCGAAGGGCGTACTATGCCTTCAGGTGGCCAGGGAGTAGCCGGGAGGATTGCCAAGGCAGGTACCCTACTGGCTAACGCCATTGATCCCGAAAGCATGGATGACAGCGTCTATAATGCCCGTAAGGGTCTAAGGGCCAGTGAGTCCTACGGGGAGTTCGCTAAGGGCTTTGTCTCCGCCCGTACCGCGACAGAGCACGCGTATCAGGCGAAGCAATTGATTGACGCGATCAATAACAAGGACATTCCGCTTCAGAACACGGTCATCAACAAGATCAAGGAAGCCACAGGTGATCCAAACATCACCAACGCTCAGACTGCCCTCCTGGCTGTCGCTAACGAGTTCGGCCGTGTCGTCCACGGTCCTGGTGCTCAGGCGGACGCTGCTGTCGCTCGGTGGTCACATGGGTTGAACCCCAACGGCTCCCCGGCACAGTTATACGGTGGATTGAACACGATGATTAACGACCTCGCTGACGCCCGTATTCGGTCGGTCGAGGAACAGCATCGGCAGATTTTCAAGGAGGAGCCGCCTGACTTCCTCGGCAAGCGCTACAGGGATATGCAGTCTGAAATACAGAAGGCTGCTGCGGACTCCGCTGCGAACAATACGTTCCACGGTACCGGTGGTTCTATTGATCTGAACAAGTTTTATAAATAATGTTTGACTTCGCTGCCGCAAAGCAGGCTGGCGCTAGTGACCAGCAGATCATGGACTTCCTTCGGTCGAAGGATGACTTCAAGAACTTTGACTTCGAGGGAGCGACCAAGGCAGGGGCTCAGCCCGCTGAGATCGTAGACTTTCTGTCGAAGAAGCAGGCTGCGTCTTCCCCGGCTACTAACCCGGACTCTTCGGATTACAACCCAGAAGTAGCCCACCCGCAGGACCCCGCTACGAAGGACAATTCCCACTGGTGGCAGCGGCTGTCTATTACCAATGCCCTGAAGGGTATGGCCAACCCACAGAATACTATAGATGAACTCCAAGGCCTTGCTGGTCCTTTTAAGTCCGGTGCTAACCTCATTAAGCAGGCTGTAACCGGCCAGGACTTTGATACCGGGGACGTACTGAACGCGGCTACCCTTGGTATCGGCGGCATCCGTACCGGTGAAATGTCAGCCCGTACAGCCCCTAGGGTTGCGTCCAAGATTGACAACATTGCTGGGTCTCAGCCTGAGGCAGCTAAGTCCCTGGCTGCACGCTTGGAAGGCCATCCGACGACTGAGTCAATGGACATTGCGAAAGGTGACATTGCCCGTGATCTTGATAAGAGCGTTGAGCAACTTCGGGCGATCCATCCGGAACTTCCTAATAGCGTTGAGAATACTCTGGCTCGTGCTCCGGATGGTAAAGTCTCTCCAAAAGAAATTGAAGAATTAAGGAATATCTCCCCGGAGACCTCTAAGCTGGTCGAAGAAGCAAAGCTCGTTAATGAGCTTACCGCTGCTGGTCAGCCTAAAGCGGGCGTAGGAGTCAATGTTGGTCTTGGCGGGATTATGAGCCATCTGACCAATGCCTCTCCGATCCTCAAAGGACTGATCGGGTTCGTTGACACTAAGATGAACCTATTCGGTCGTAGCAACAGCGTCTCGAAGATTTCCCAGGGCCTCGTTGACCGCTTCGGCGGTGGTACGCCTAATCAGCCGTTAAACGCTAGTCCGCAGATACAGGCTCAGCAGTCACAGCAAATGGCTGCGCAGCAAGCCCAACAGCAGCAGCAAGCTGCCTTGAAGATGAAGATGCAGCAACTCGTCCTTGACCAGCAGGCCAAGGCTAAGGCTGCCGCTCAGGCTCAACGGGAAGCTGCTGTCCAGGCTAAGGCCATGGATAACGCCAAGAAGAAGGGCTACGTAGCTGAAATCAACAAGCTGACTGCTCAGCGGCGTGCTGAGGCGCAAGCCCTACAGGCTCAGCAGCGAGAAGCTGCCCAACAAATGCAGGCAAGACGAGCAAATGAAGGTATCCTCCAGCCCGACGAAATCCCGAACCCCCTCCCAAGCGACATTCCTGCCTTTCTCAAACCGACGTCTGGCCAAAAGTTGGCACCCGTCCCTCTCGTCCGTAATAGCAAGGGTCAATTCCAAAAGAGGGGCTAAGAAGGGAGAACCTTCTAGAAACCTCGGTACCCCCCGGGGATGGACACGGAAGAAAGCAGACCGGTTCTGGTTAACAGCAAAATGGTTCGCAACATACATGATTGAGAAATTGGAAGAAAAGAAAGTAATCTCCTTCGATGACACGCCTGAAGACCAAATGGCTAAACAGGCGCTTCACGAGGCTTTTACTCTGGCATTGGGTCCGTCTCCACAGCAGATTAAGCTGGCTGCTACACGTATTGTTCTAGAGTGGACGAAGGCGAAGCCTGCGACTAAGGCTGACCTGACCATTCAGACGGCGGAGAAGTGGCTCGAACAGGTAGCGAAAGATAATGAGCCTGACAGCGGCGCGTAAGCGCCTTCTGGAAGACTTCGAGTTCTGGGCAAAGCACTGCTGCCGCATTCGGAGTGAGACCGGAGAGATCGTACCTTTCCTCCTGAACCCCGTCCAGAAGCGGTTCATCTCTGAGGTCCTCCACCAGCTAAAGACCGTCGGTTACGTCCGTATGGTCATCCTGAAGGCACGGCAGCAAGGCTTCAGTACGTGTATTGCCGCTCTCCAGTACTGGTGGTGCTCCCAGCACGGTGGTCAGCACGGCCTAGTAATGGCGCATGAGGCCGACAGTACTAAGAACCTTTTCGGGATGTACAAGCGGTTCCACGAGAACGTCCCCGAGATTATGCGGCCTAGCACTAAGTACGCAAACGTTACAGAGTTGTTCTTTGACAAGTTGGACACCCAGATCAGGGTCGCTACTGCCGGATCGAGAGGCGTAGCTCGCGGTGATACGCTCCAGTTCGCGCACTTGAGCGAGGTGGCTTTCTGGCCACAAGCCTTTGCCGCTCAGAACTTTAAAGGACTTTATCAGGCTGTCCCCCGGCTGCCCAATACCTTCTGCTTCGTCGAGAGCACCGCGAACGGCATGACCGGTCAATACCGGGAGCTTTGGAACGAAGCCTGCTCGGGCGAGTCGGAGTTCCAGCCCTTCTTCTCCGGCTGGTTTGAGAAGCCTACATACCGCGAGCCTGCGCCAGCGGACTTCACCCCTACCGAAGATGAAAAAGCTCTCGCTGCGGAATATTCGCTCGATAATGACCAGTTGTTCTGGCGCAGAGGTAAAATTCTCACGAATGGTCCAGAGTGGTTCAAGCAGGAATACCCCGCCTTCCCGGACGAAGCCTTCCTTAACACCGGCCGTCCAGTCTTCAACCTGACATGGGTCGCTGAGCGTCTCAAGAAGAAAGTAGCACCCGTCAAGAGGATGACTGTCTTCAACGGTAAGGTGGAGGAACATGAACAAGGGGAACTCCTAGTCTATGTGGATTATCCGGAAATTGATGGACGCGGTCAAGCTACTGGTAGAAGGTCCATCGTCTCGCCAAAGCAGACTTATGTCATCGGCGCTGATGTCGGGATGGGTGTACGGGGCGGGGATTACAGCGTTGCCCAAATACTCGACGGAAACAAGAGACAAGTCGCCGTCTGGCGGGCCCGTGTGCACCCCGACGCCTTCGTCAAAATCCTTACTACGCTTGGTTACTACTACAACACTGCCCTTATCGCCCCAGAGCGTAACAACCACGGCCTTCTCACCTGCGTCGGCCTACGCGACGCCCAGTACCCTCTCATCTATACCGACGTTGGAGAGGGCGCTCTTGAGGACAAAGACACCATCCTTATCGGACACCTGACAACCGAAAAGACCAAGCCGTTCATCATTGACGAGCTTCGGGCTGCGGACCGAGAGAAGAGTATCCAGATTTATGACAATGAGACCCTCAAGGAGATGCTGACCTATGTCGTTACCGAGAGCGGTCGTATGGAAGCCGAGGCAGGCGAACACGATGATTGTGTCATGAGTCTAGCCATTGCCAACCATATCCATGAGGGCCAATGGGAGCCTGTGGAATTCTCCGATGAACATTACGCGGTAGCCCTATGATTGCTTCAGATGTAGACGACAGAGCCTTCCGAGCGGACGGCAAGGGCACTCGCCAAGAGCAAGGGGCGAAGGACCACCGTAAACTGTCAAACTCCGAAGTAGCGGCAAAGGTAGCCCTGAAGGCCAAGGAAGCGACCGGATGGTATGACTCCCGGCTGTCTAAGGAGCGGCTCCGAACACTGGAGTACTTCAACGGAACTCTCCCCCGCAAGGCTCATATGGGTTCGAGTAGCTACGTCTCCACTGACGTCTATGACGCAGTGCAGATGATGAAGGCCCAGGTCCTCGAAGTGTTTGCAGGCGGTGACGAGATCGCTCAGTTTGACCCTGACCAGGACATGCATATCGGGGATTGTAAAGCCGCGACGGCCTATTGCCGGTTTGTGATCTTCCGTCAGAATGAAGGTTTCAGGCTGTTCAACAATGTTATCCAAGATGGCCTCCTTGCCCGTGCGGGCGTGGCTAAGGTCTATTGGGACGAGAGGAGTGCTTACGTTGACGAAGAATTCTCGTCAAAAAGCCATCAGGAAGCGATGGCACTCGCTGCTCAGGAAGATGTGGAAGAGTTTGAAGCGGAAGAACAAGAAGACGGGACGTTCAAAGGCGCGCTACTGAGGAAGGCTGACCGGAGCCAGGTCGCTATCGATAGTATCGCTCCCGAAGAGTTCCTAATCGAGCCACGAGCCGTTGCTATTGAAAACGCTGGCTATGTCGCTCATAGGAGCCTCAAGACCAAAGACGAGCTTAAACGTATGGGCTTCGATCCCGTGCTCGTGGATCGGGTTCACTATGACGATGCCCGCGGTCTCGATTTGTCCCCGGAAGTTCTTGCCCGTAACGCGCCGGTAGAAACCGTTCAGGCCCTTCAGAACCCAATCCAGCCCGAAGTCGAAAAGATCATGCTCTACGAGGAGTATGTTCGGATGCAGATCGACTCCGTAAAGGGTGTCAGGCTGTACAAAATCCTCCGCGCTGATGCGACCATCTTCGACATACAAGAGGTGGAAAAGACGCCGTTCGTTGTCTTCATCCCCCTGCCGAGCCCTCACATTTTCTATGGTGAGAACTTTGCAGCACGGGTCATACCTTATCAGAACGCTCGCACGGTCTTGATCCGAAGTGTTCTCGATCATGCTTCAATCACCACTAATCCTAGGTGGGCCGTTGTAAAGGGTGGCCTGTTAAACCCTCGGGAAATGATTGACAACCGCTTAGGCGGTATCGTCAACGTCGCCCGGCCGGACAGTGTCGCCGCTCTCCAGGTACCAAATCTCAACCCCTTTATCTTTGAGCTTACCAAGATGCTCCAAGAGAACAAGGAGCAATCCACAGGGATCAGTAGCCTCAGTCAAGGACTTAATAAAGACGCCATCTCTAAGCAGAATTCTGCTGGTTTGGTCGATAACCTCGTACAGCTTAGTTCTCAACGACAAAAGATCGTCGCTCGTCATTTTGCGTATGACTTTTTCGTAC